TTATAAGCAGCACTTAATCATGAACAACAAACAAACAACAACAATAAAGCGCTGTTAGTTCTTATTAATTAAATACTATTATATACCCTATAGGAGGGCCTTATGGAACCATGTATGAATGATCCCTGATGTTACTATCTATGATAAAGTAATTATACCTACCTACTATTGAATTCGATAGATGTATATCGATATCGACGCGGGGTAACAGGTATGAATGGATGTGCCAGTATATGAATCGGGCTGCCGCCCTCTTTAAAAAACAATCTGTATATTAACAAAAAAACTCTGTATAATAACACTACATAGAGGAGGCCGTATTAATACTCCCAGATCCTCGCCACTACAATACTCTATTCTACCTAAGCACTACCTAATTACCCAATAAGGAGGACTCCATGACTCCCAGCACTCCTACTCCCCGAGAACTAACAAATTTAATCTGTATCCCGAGAACTAACAGTGGGTGGCGTTAGTTCCCAGGATACTATTGTTATTTATTTCGGCGGGCTATAATATATCACTCCATACCCTTCCAAATATTAATATATGTCTTAGGCTTATCTCCCTTAATAACTGTAGGAGAGGCAACACCCTTACAACACTCTACTCTATCCTCTACAACACCCCTATCCCTAAGCACTGTTAATTCCAACAGCTCCTCTATTTGTTTAAGCACTTCATACACTCTAACTGTTTCATCAATACTATACTCACCATTACCAATATCCTCTACCTGTTTAATAATACTACCTGCTAACGATGGAATCACTGTGTAGCTCATTTAGCACTCCTATACTGTCTAATTAGTGTTAGTCTATCCCTAAGGTCTGTAACGCTGTTTAAAGCACTACTAAGCTCGTCACAATCATATGTTACCCATACTCGCCCTTTTAGTTCTTCTACTCTAATGATTAAATGTATTATATCTCCTTCTTGGCTTTTACAATACTCCATTGCCTGGTCCATGTTTAATTCCGATGTCCATACACCTGGGACCTCTACCCTTATCCTAATGTTGTCATCCAAGTAATCTGTATAGAATTTGTTTTTAATGCTACACAGTAGCTCTATCCCATTGTTATCCATACTCCTACTCCTCGACTCCCAGCCCCTCGACTCCCAGTGGGTAGGGGGGGGGGTGTCTCTATTACTACTCATACAAATGATAGCTATAGCTTACTGGTGTATCCCTATGATAAACCTCCATAGCCAGTGTATTATATTAACATCTTATGCCAAAGAACTATTTATGACATATAAATGTAAGTAATACCCTCAATTCACTGTTATATCGTCGATATCTTTATTATTCGAAATGTCGATATCGAGAGGAATCGATCGAGGTATATAGTATATAGTGTATAGATAGTAACTGCTATGTAGTAGTGCTTAATAGAGTAGAAAAGCAATAGTGCTTAATAGAGTAGCGTAGAAAAGCAGTAGAGTAGCTGTAGTAGTATTAAATAAAGAGATACAGCTATCTATGTATATAATGACATTAGTAATTGTAATAGTAGTGTTAAATCAAATAGAAAAGCAGTTCTAAATAAAAGAGTATGGAGATCGTCGAAAGCACTAGGAGTTTATTGTTAGTTGTTACTTATACAATTGTATATGTTATACTCTATTTATTAATAGTATATTTATTTATAACTCCTCTTTTTTTTATCAATCAATCGTGGGAACCAGGAGCCTATTTACCCCCCGACTTTTCCCACATAGTAGTAGTAGTATATAGTAGTGCTTAATATAGTAGAACTAAATAGAATAGAAGAGCAGCAGTGCTTATTTGATTAAGTTCTGTTAGGTTGTTGTTATACCCTCCCCTATGTGTTTGTCATTGATTGTAATTAACTAACTATGTTATTGTTATTTAAATTTATATTATGGGGGGTATTATGACAGATATAATTGTTGAAGATGGCACTGTTGTTAGTGGCTCTAACAGTTATACTACAGTCTCTGGTATTACTTCTTACGCTACAGACTATGGTTTAACAGATTGGACTGATACAAGTGTAACAGATACTATCCGCGAGCAAGCCGTTTTTAAAAGTATGCGTTATTTAGAGTCATTGCCATGGAAAGGTATTAAATCTGTCCAAGGGCAGAACTTAGAGTGGCCACGTTATAATGTGTATGACAGAAATGGCTACCTTATTGAAGACACAGATATTCCACAGGCAGTTATTAACGCCCAATGTGAAATAGCAGTGCTAATGCTTCCAGGAAGTGACGTAGATCTACAACCAACTTTCACAAAAGATGACTATTTGATTGAGAATGCAGTTTATGGGGCAGTTACAGAAAAATGGGACCCTAACGGCTCTACCAGAAGACCTAATAACACCACTATAAAAGACATATTGAAGGGTTTAATAGGTAGTGCATTCATTGTAGAAGTGGAGAGGAGCTAATATGATAACTAACCCAGCAGAATACGACATAGATGTGTACCAAGATCGAGACTTTTCTTACACATTTATTATCAAAGATCTTTCAGGAGTTTTAGTAGACATAGATGACTGGACTGTCACAGCTCAAATTAGACCTACCTACGACAGTGACACACTTATAGCCAACTTTTATGTTGTAACTGATACAGTGCTATCAAGTATTACTATGACACTCTCTGATGACGTTACTAGGGCTATTACAGCCGAGAATCCTATAAGTGCCAGCTCTACTACAACAAGCACCAACATGGTATGGGATATGGTAGTTGATAGTGCAGGGCCGCCTACAGAAAGATTTACTATTATTACAGGTATTTGTAATTTTAATGAGACTGTAACAAGGAGCACCTAATGGCTAACGTAGCTTTTGATGGTCAGACAATAAATAATATATTCTGGGATGTAGATGGTAGTGCATTTAAATATGTAAAAATAGCCAGCTCACCAGGAGCAGCCATATATTACCAAGGATACTATTACTCATCTGACCCAGCTACTACACCACATAAATGGAGTTCTGTATATACTACAGGATACCAAGGTCAGATAGATTGTAATTTAGGTGATACAGATTGGTTAGGCCCTACTGCTGTAACAAGAACTGGAGATAAAGTAGTATTAGTCTTTTGGGAAAAGAAGGCTGGCACAGATAGAACAAACCAAGAAGTATTGTTTGGTAGAAGAGGTTTTGTTGAATTATCTATAGGGGCATCTGGTACACATACAATATATCCATTAATAGCACTTACATATATTAAGAGAACATACAGTGATAACTTACCAGAATCATTTGGTGAATTAGATTATTCTTATGAATTTAATTACAGTGATGATTGGGATAAAACTTATGACAGTGGTCCATTAGTATTTTATAATAGAGCAACTTTTAAAGATCAGTATGTAGATAATACTATAGTAGTTTCACATGAAGATAGTATTTATGGGGAGCAGATATTTCCTATAGTTACAGATATAAAAGAAACCTTAATATTTGAACCAGACGGTGATTTTACAGAAAGAAGCCAATCTACCACTACTACTACATTTAATCATTCTTTTACTAATTATAATAGAAGTTATTTAAGATTATATTTAGAATATGAGGTAGGTGGGGTATATTACTCAGCCCCGACTTGGTCTTCGTCTTTAAATAGGGACTATACAACAGTAGAAACTTATTTTATAGACACTATAATAAAGACACCAGGTGAATATGATATAAGTGTTTATAGAGATAGAAGTTTTAGATTAAAAATTACTACATCATCAGTTGATTACCTCGAATTTAAAGCTGTAATAAAAGAAAGTTTCAGCTCATCTACTATATTAGCAACCTTTGACATTGACGTTGATACAGTTAATAACTATTTAGAATTGTCATTACCCAGCACAGTAACTGAAACATTATTAGAAGATCCAGTTTTTAATGCCAGCTCAGTTAATAGTTTAAAATCATTAGTTTGGGATTTAAAAGTGACAACACCTGTAGGAAATAAATACACCATGTTATTTGGTAATGCTAATATTTATAGATCAGTTACAAGAAGTATATAAAAGGAGGGTAATATGGACGATATTGAAATTTATGTAGAAGAAGAGGTCGATGTTAGTATCACAATTGATGAAGAAACTGCCTATGTCATTGAAGTCCCTGGTGTTAGTGCTGCTAGTGTTCTTACTACAACTGGTGACCTGTTAGGCTATTCTACACTACCTGAACGTATTCCTATTGGTAATGATGATCAAGTATTAACTGTTGATACTACACAAGAGAATAAATTAAAATGGGCTGATATACCTGAACAAGAAACAGATAAGATATTTGAAGGCAATAGCTCAGTAGAAGTTATTGATTTAGCCGCCGGTGAAATTGTATTTACTACTGACACTAACGAATTAATGACTATGAAAACAAGTGGGCAGCCTATAACTATAAGCCACCCACAATCATTTTTAGATGATAATAGTCCTTTAGTATTAATTGAATCTACAGGAACTTCTACAACTAATAAAGGAGCTGCATTACGAGTAAAAAGTAATAGAGGCACAGGCTCAGTTGATATAAGTGTGTTTAGAGTAGATAACACTAATGGTGAAATATTTAGTGTTGATAATGGTGGTGGTATAATAGTTAATGGTGGGCAAAGAATAACTGAATTTTCAGTAGATACTACATTAGCTGGTAATAGTGATTTAGCACTGCCTACAGAAGCTGCTGTTAAAACATATGTAGATAATAAAACAAGTAAATTAGACTATATAACTATTACACAAAACGTAGATTTAGACACTATAGAGAGCGATGTTACAACAAATAATAGTAAAGTTACTAACGCCACTCATACCGGAGAAGTAACCGGCTCTACTACATTAACTATAGCAGATAATGTTGTTGATGAAGCCAATTTAAAATTAGATGAGGGCCCCACTAATAATTATGTTTTAACTGCTGATTCTACTAAAACAGGTGGTATGAAGTGGGCAGCCAGTTCTTCTGGTTTTTCAGACCCTATGACAACTCGTGGTGACTTAATTTATCGTAATAGTTCTAATACAACTACACGCTTAGGTGTTGGCACAGCAGACCAGGTCTTAACAAGTGACGGCACAGACATAAGTTGGGCCGATTCTGCCGGCGGAGATTCTGATAAAATAACAGAAGGTAACAGCACTGTAGAAGTTGTAGACACAGGCACTGGTTATGTGGATTTTACTATAGACGGTAATTTAAGAAGTAGAGTTAAATCTGGCTTACCAAGGGCAGCCTATGGTATTAGCCCAGATAGTCCTCTATACGCCTTCAGCACGGTCCATGCACAAGAAAGTGGAGAGCGGGCCAGATTCTCTTGTTTTACAGCCAACGGTGCATCTACATACGACAGTCAGTTTGTTATGGCAAAGAGTAGAGGTAATATAACCACCCCGGCAGCTTTGCAAAGTGGTGATAGAATTGGTGCACTTAACTTTGCTGGCTATGAAGGCACTAACTGGCGTTACAGCTCAAGTATCTTTTGTTTTGTAGATGGCACTGTTGGATTAAATACATTACCTATGAGACTCGACTTTCAAACTTCTACTGGTTATGAAGCTAACAGGGCTTCAAGGTTTGTTATTGAAAGTGATGGGACTACAAGACCTGGAGCAGATGATACTTATGATTTAGGAAGCTCTTCTTACAGATGGGATGACATCTATGCAACTAACTCTACAATACAAACATCAGATAGGCGTTTAAAAGAAGATATAATAGGATCTAAGCTAGGTTTAGACTTTATTAATAGTCTTACCCCAGTTAGTTTTAAATGGCGTGATAATGTAGTGTCAGGCACCAGAAGTTATGAGACCATGGAAAATGGTAAAGAGGTGACAAAACAAGAAACCTACACTATTGAAAATACCTATAGTAGAAAACATTATGGTATGATAGCACAGGATGTTGTAGAAACTATAGAAAATTTAGATATGTGTACTAAAGATTTTGCTGGTATTATCTATGATGATGAGGCAGATAGATATGGTTTACGTTATAATGAATTTATAGCACCACTAATTAAATCAGTCCAAGAATTGTCTACTGAAAACGATAAACTAAAACACGATATAAATGATTTACAAACTCAGCACGAATTGCTTTTATATAGATTGGAAAAATTAGAGGAGGGTAAATAATGACTACTTATGATTACTCACGTGTAATAGCTCGTGCTAAAGCATTAATAGAAAAATATGGCGGCACAGTTTATCTAAAAGTTCCAGTTGATGGAGCAGTAGATGGTGGCACAGGTCAGACCACATACAACCAATTAACTATACCTGTTAAAGGCATTGTATCAGCTTTTAGTAAGTCAGAAGTTAATGATGACAGTATCTTAGAAGATGACAGGCAAGTGCTTATTGCTACAGAAAATGGAGAGCCATTAGTAAATAATCTTATAGAAGTTGCTGATGAAGAGTTTAGAATATTAGCTGTAGAAGCTATTAATCCAAACGCTGCTGAACCAATTATTTTTAAACTACACATAAGAAGCACTACTGTATCTGAGGACCTTAGTGGTTATGTCACTACACTAAAAGGTTTAGAGGTTGGTGATGTTATTATAGACCCAAGCAATATTAGAGAATGGCCACAATGGATCAAAGTTGCCAATGATCATCATGCCAGTGGTATCACTACCCTTGTTGAAAGATATCCACATTTTGGCTATGTATTTAGCGACGAGGCACCTACATTGGATAGATGGATAGATACACAACTATACACATACATGAATGAGGAGTATAGATATAATCTATCTTACGACTTTAGTCAAATACTAAGTAGTGTTTTATTAGAAACAAATGAGTATTTTGTCAGTGAAGATATTACTTGCCTTAGCAGAGAGGAGATGGATGGAGAATATGCTATTGGTAGTAGTGGAAAACAGATACCATATTTTGATTCGCAACTAAGACGTATAGCTTTAGATGATGTTGAATTTGCTAATGTTAATTATTGGACCAGAGATTACTATGGCAGTGATACAGCTATAATGGTAACTATTAAAGGGACTTTAGCCGCTTATTCTATAACAGAGGATTTAGCCATTCGGGCTATGGTATTTGTTGAAGATGCACAACAAGTTAAACTTAATGATGACGGGGAGACTTATAGTTTTATTTATTAGTATGAGGAGGTAACTATGGTAGAAGAACCTTTAACAGATAGAAGGGAGATGAACGGCTTATTACTAAATAATTTAAGTGAATTAAATATAGAAATAAGAGAATTAAGAACTGAAGTATCTGAACAATATAGATATTTAAATAAAAGTATTAACGACATGTCCAACACTTGCCAATGCACTACTGCTGATATAGATAATAAATATATTAGAACAGGCATATTTTGGAAAGTTACAGGCTTTCTATTTGCATTAGTTTGTGGCTCTTATACATACATCACATACATGTTGCACATTAAGCACTAAAAACATCAGTCAAACTAGCGTCATAATTTCAAATATAAGGCCCTTAATCGTCGATTTAAGAGCCTTTTATATTTTATTGGTATGGTTACATTCGTTTAGTGCTAAACAGCTACTTAATAAGTGTTTAAGCAATTATCATTCTATTTGTTAAAGGTGGGAATAATTTTACCACACTTTTACAACAATCTCCAAAGAGCTGTGGTAATTTTTTAAATACTACTTTAACAAAGATATCTTTTGATAAAGTTGTTTTATTATTTTAAAAAAAGAAAGTGCTTTTAGCTTAGTATTGTTATTATAAGAAAAGAATGTATTGTTATTATATAGTCGCAGTGAGTGCAACGGTAGGTAGTCGCAATTAGTGCAACTGCCCCTACCTTAAAAAGTGCCCTTTGTTTTATTAAATAGTGCTTTATATTCTTCAATTTCTATCTTACAAAATGATTCCTTTTTTACATCCATAAGTGTTAAAACGAATTCATCTGCATCTTCACATGTCTTAGCTATTCCTCTAATTGTTTTATATTCTTTTACTATTCTTTCTTTTATTTTTTCTTTAGTTTTAATAGCATCTTTTTCCCATTTAGCGTCTTCTCTTATACATCTTTGTTTGTCATAAATTTTACTAAAGTGATTATCCATATAATACCATTCTTCGTAACTATCTTTACCGTACACACCAGTATGACCACCTAATTCATAGTCATATGATATACCTTTAGGGGTGTTTCTTTTATGTATTCTAATAAAACCATCTTTTTCTAAATCAGCTATTCTTCTTGATATAGAGCTTTTATTTTTACCACAAAACTCTGCCATATCTTTAATAGAATAATGACTAACTAATTTACCTTTTTTAAAATAATCATTATATATTCTACTTGACTCAGTGTTAATCTTTTTACCATAATCTATATAGGCACTACCTCTAATTATAGCACCTCTTAAAAACATATATGTAGAAAATCTACTTGTCTCCATAAACTGTAAAAATTCTTTAGTCCTTGTGTGGTTATTATATACTTTCATGTAATTATCTCCCATTTTTTCTCCTTAAATGTAATCACCCAAAATGGGTGACTTCTAATTATAATAGTCGTTTAAGTCTAAATTATTATTTCTTTTGATATGGTCTAACTTTGTATAGGGGACAATTAATAGCTGTGCAATTAATAATTTCACTAATATCTCCACAAATACATTCATAGCAAAATGCGTTTATACTCTTACGCAAAGATGTTTTATTTTCTTTCCACTTCTCTGTTGGATTCTTTTTTTTAGGGGGTTTAACCTCACCACGTGCTAATTTTTCTCTGTATTCTTTAAATGCATCTTTTTTCATGTTTATAATTTCCAATTTATTATTAAAATTCATTAACTCATGCCATATATTAAGCACTAAAAATCAATGTTTAGCACTTACCACATACCATTACACCAGTTTAAGTTAAATGGTGTTTTTTAATAGCCCTCAGTCGTTGTAATAATCATATAAATCTAAATCTTTTCTCCACGCTCTTTCACATAACCATTTGTCAGGTATAATAGATATTTCAAATAAATGACGCTTACGCTTCATCATAGCACATATACTACTAACACTGGTATCCTCATACTTTTTTTCTAAAACACATGGAGGATAGCCTAATATTTCGTATTCATACCATAATCTAAAAGGTAGTGGCTTCTCCAATTTATTCATAGTAGTTTCTCTCTCAATCCATGACTAACAAACATTCTAATAATTTGTGCTTTCTTTCTACCTGTTCTTCTACATAAATTATCCATAGCTTCTTCGTCTGATTGGTAAAGCCTTGTGTAGCAAACATCACCAGTGCTTTGGTCATCAGGTGGTAGAACCTTATTCTCTGGCTGATTTAGTGCTTCTATTGCAACGAGTATTTTATCTAATTTAGTTTCCATTTGATTCATCCTTTTCCTTGTTAGTAGTTTTATATATTTCTATGATTTTTTCAACACTATAGATATTATCTATACCAAGTGCTTTAAATAACCTAACCAATTCCTCTGTTTCTTTTTTAGTATCTGTAGTAGTCATCCTTTACGGCCTCCTGATAATAAATATAAAATAACAATTCTACACAGCCCAACGCTGCAAACCATTCATCATAAGCTTTTATCTCTTCGTTTGTCATGTGATCACCTCCTTTCAACATACATAATATAATCATGGTATATAGTTTGTCAAGCCCTGTAAATAATATAATTAAAAAATATGGGAAAAGAGGCTACCAAACTCCGTTCCCATACTTCCAAGATATTTAATTTTATTTAAGGAGAAAACACCGTCTATTATTAAACCATGTTTCTTGTAAGTAAGATAGGTTACATTAAACAACCAACTTCTCACACCCATAACCTCTATGCAAACCTTTTTTAGCTTTACCATTAGCAACATTTCTCATACTCCTATAACTTAAATCATTTTTGTCACAGAATTCTGAAAGATTAAATACTATTTCTTCAAAACCATCTGGATCAGTAATTAACCATCTCTTTCTATTGTGTATTATTTTATGCTCAGGCAAAGTAACTAATTGTAAATTATATATATGATTATTAATTTTATTAAAATCCTTATGGTGTACTATTTCTTCTGATCCCAATTTTCTACCTATAAATTCTTCAACTATATTTCTATGTTCAGAAACCCATTCTCTTCCAACCTTAATAAAAGCGTAACCTCCTGATATCTTTCTACTTCCTTCTGGTTTAAGTGTTGGTTGTATATGGGAATTAAAATAAGTTTTTAATGTATTAGAAATCTTTTGTTTAGTTTTTTCATCGTGTTTAACACCTGTCTTTGTATTAGAAATTTTTCTTTTACTTTCATCACTAAGTTTGTAACCTGTTGGTCTTCCTCTACGTCTTTTTGTTTTAGCCATACTACCTCCTATTATTTTTAACCACGTGACAATAAGGAGGTTACTTTAATATGACCATAAAAAGGGCTAATACTAATTAAAGTAGAAGCCCTTATATTATTTAACGCACTACAAAAGTGCGTCAGCTTTTAATCATCTAAGCAGTTTTCATAACGCCATGAAGTTCTTCGGCACCATAATCTAGGCCCCATTGTCCGTAAAGCATACCTGATCTAGCTGCACCAGCGGTAGATTTTTCCTCATAGAAAAGACCACCCTTTTCAGGCACTAAGCACCATACGTTTTTAACATAAGGCATATTAATGAAGTAGATAGAATCGGCAGGGATATGAGCGTCATAACCAATACCAAATTCACCAAAGTCAGTAATAAGGGTCTGCAGATTAACACCGCCTACTATACGATCTCTGGGCTGAGTTTGCAGATTCAAACTATAAAGATCACTAAGTTTGATTTTAGCAGCAGAACCTACCCAAATAACGATACCAGACATATCTACACCAGAGTCAGCCATACCTGCCACATGTGTATCAATTTCTGCTTTAGTAAGTGTGGCTACACCACTAATGGTAGTAGTATTAGTAGTAATAGCTTCTACCAAACCTCTGGTTTTACCAGCTACACCAGCACCTGTAGATCTCTGATAAGAGCCATTCCAAGAGGAGTAGTTAAGATCAGTATAGATCTGTTTCAAAGAAGCAGTAGTGTTATGATTATGCACGTCATCGATAGCATTAATACCATCAAGACTTCCATAGTCACTGGAGTTACCAATAAGTTTATTGTAAGAGCTAAGCATTTTATAGGTAGTAACAACATCACGTTTTACAATTTGACAGCTATTAACATCTTGATCTCTTGTATAGTTCTCAGGAGTTCCTTGTGTAAGAGCGTCAGTTTCAGTAATAACCTGTTGTGTACCACTTGCGATAGTCCATGAAGAGCTTACAGCGAAGTCGAAGTTAGATACTAACCTTGCTTCTGAGCCCAGTGCTGCTTGAAAAGGAGTGTTTCCATTCCCTAACATAAATAATTCACCCGCATATTGCGGAAAGTTCTCTGTAGTTGCAGTTGCCATAATAATATTCTCCTATTTTAAGTTATTAATTTTACTTTGTTTCAATTTTACTAATTCAACGAAATTGTTTTCTTTTATAGCTTTATTAATTTTACCATCTAATGTGGTTGGCACTATATCGGAATTATGTGATCCAGAACCTTGTCTACCAGAACTAACAAAATATCTAGGTTTATTCTTTTTAAAATCACTTCTAAAAAAGGCACCAACATTTTTACCGGTAGCCTCACCATTTTTGTCTACACAAACTATGTCACCAGTTTCATCAAGTTTAAAGTTAGATTTTGTTAGAGTAATTACATCATCAACATACTCTGGATCAATACCTGCTTTAATTGCTTCTGATTTAACTTTACCTTTAATAGTCATGTTGTTAATGGTATCTTTAGCTCCCATAAGTTCGTTCTTTAAAGCCTCAATATCTGGCTCATCACCAGACTTGTCTAAGTTAGCAACCTTTTTTTCGAGTGCTTTTTTCAAAGTCCTCTCTTTTGTTAATGCTGATTTAAGACCACCAATGTTTATTTCAAATTTCCCATCTGAGTTTTCAACATATAAGTCCTGATATTTTTCATCCACACCTTCCAATGTATCAATCGTTTCTTCTAATGCCATAATAACCTCCCGTTATTTTTAATGTGGGTAATTCCCACCTTTAGTTTTAATAGCCGCCATAGCGGCCTTTAGATTTATTCAATTCTTGGCTTACCAGTGTCGAGATCCTCAGCATTATCATCTCCCATGATTTGCTTACCGTTCTCATCAACATAAGGTTGCTCTGCCTGTAAAGCCTTTTCAGCCTCTTCCTCTAACAGCTTAATGTCCTCATCAATGTTAAAGTCGGGGGCTAAAACTCTCCGTCTTTTCATCTCTTTTTGAAATGCTGGTAATGAAAGACTTCTATTTTGTCTCATTTTCAATAGTATATTACTTTCAGAACCATCTTTTAATTGTAAACCAAAATCAGTGCTTACCATAACAACACCACTTCTAGGGATTCCCTCCCAGTCACTCATGATGCTATTAACTTTACCAATCATTTTCTGCAGCTTTATTGCTAATGTCTGTAAAGAACAATTAATATCTGATATATCCAATGACCTTGAAGTAGCTGTTTCACTCTCACTTTCATTAAGTAGTTCTAAACTTTCAAGCATCATTCTATCTTCTAAGTCTTTAACCTCTGACATACCAGCTTCAATAGCTTTACCAGTGTGCTCTACATAGTTTAAACTACTTTCATCCGGCCCCATAATGGCTGAGTTAGACCCAACAGTAAGGCTATCCTCTTCATCAAAGCCAGTGCCAAATAGAATAGGCACACGAGCGACATGTGTTATATTCATTTGATCAGACATAGACTGCCAGTGGGCTCTATTAAGATTAGCTAAGTCTTGTAGAGGAGATTCACCAGCATAGAATCCTATTTTCTTACCATACAGTGGCACTAATGGTATATAACTTAAACTAGTTTCACCACTATCATATACTTTCCATGAGTTATCAGTAGTGTCTTGCCTATACAATTCCCAATACCCAGGATAAAGCACTCTAATTTGCTCATATGTTCGTGTTCCCCACTCTCCATATGGCTCAGTATAATACTCCTTTATATGGGCTCTAGTTAGCACTGTTCTACCATTAACAACACCAGACACTGCATTAATTAATTGTTCAGCTTTTATATGGATACAGTAAGGTCTTAGGTTGGCGTCCAATTCATCTGCTAATGTCATATCTACTTGATTACGTGGAAAATCCACATATACAAAACTAATACCTTTAATTAGCATATCTCTAAATACTTCTCTATAGAAAGCGTTTAAATCATTACCAGTTAGATCTAAGTTTTCATTATAATCTACTATAGTGTCATTGGTATCTTCACCTAATACTACTGGGCTTTTAAACACTCTTCCAGTATGGTTTTCTACTGCCCAACTGAAATAGTTTTTTAGTGTACTTCTATTTAGTCTGTTTAAATACTGTTGGTCACTCTCTTGAGGCTCTTTAGGTAGATACAACCTACCAGCCTCTTTCATGGCTTTTTCACCACCTATCAGTGTCATAGGAAGCTGCCAATTCTCTAACATTACATCATATATGTCAGAAGTGCTACCTACAGTTCCAGACTTATTATTAATTATATTTAGCATTATTATCTCCTTGTCTATTAGACTAATAATTCCATAGTTCTCATAGGGGCTCTAACTGTTTGACACACATAACGAGTTTCATCAGCTATATGATCTTCAGAATCAGTGCCAATATCCTCTATATTCTTTTCATCTCTCATCAACGTAGGCACAGTTCTTATCCAATCTCTACATGAATCAAACACCCATAGTCCTGGACTTTCTGGTATATCTTTCTTTGCTTCTGACATTAAGCCTACCATAGACTGCCAACCAGGGATTCTTTCATTATCAGCCGGCTTAAATGGTAGTCTCTTAATCTTATTAAACTGTTTCATGATACTTGGCCCAGACTGATCTCTAAATATAGCTGGGTCAGCAATCCATTGTGACACATTTAAGTCTTTAGTTCTTTCCCAAATACCTATAGCCATCTTTTCATTGTCTAACCTTAAACCTTTATCAGCAATAGTCATACCTTTATTATCTCTTTCGGCTATATACCACTCATTAACGCGTATAATAGAGCCTCTTGGGAATTTTCTCCCGTCGGGTAATACTTTACCATCACTCTTAACCCATATACCTAATGAACCAGGCTTTTGACTACCCCAATCAAAACCAACTATATACTTCCACCCCTTGGGTATAGCAAAAGGTTTAATAATATGTTTAGCAGGGTCCCATACACCATCAAAGAATCCACCTGCAGCAATATCCCAACTACCTTCTAACCAAGCAGCTCTCTTCTGTGGATTTTCAATACTATTTAAATGGTCCATATACTCAGGTTGTGCTTTTAGTAGAATTCTATTCTCTTTAATACTACCATGGATACGCATTCTAACTTGACCAGCGTCATTAATGATTTTAGTACACGGTGCTCCTGGATCAATAAAATATCTTTTAACCCAACTATGACCAGCTCCCCATGGATTACATGTAGCTCTATACTTAATAGGCACTCCTATAACACTACATCTATTACAAGCCTTCATACTGTCATAACATTCAATAGTAGGCCAGTTAGTAAGCTCTTCCCATCCAATCCAAGGATATTCATGCCCATGATAATTCCAATAATCGTCTGCTCTTTTCATGTGCCTAAACAATAGTTCCTCACCATCAGGAAAAACCCATTTATTTACACCATTAGAGCCTAAAAACTTAGCATCAGGATATAGTTGTGTATAATACTTCTTTGTTCTACTAATAACATCACTAAGTTGTGGAAAACTCTCTCTAAATAATATACCTCTATACGCAGCACCAAAGCCCTTACCAACTCCTTGTAAGAAATCTATGATTAAGGCGTCTGTCTTACCAGGGCCACGTGTTCCTTCATACAACACTTCCCAATAAGGACATGTAACAAACGCTGTTTGTGAGCCAGGCTGTGGCATCCATATAACCTTATCAGTCATTCTTAGACTCCCAATACTCTTCCCACTGTTTTGGTGAGCTATCGGGCACTACTATAATTGGCTTCCCACCGTCAGTAAGCTCAACCTTATTATTATTAACAAAGTCTCCTTGTGCTTTACCAAGGTATTCAGAAGCTTTAAGCCTAACTGTATCATTACACGAAGGGTTGTTCATAATAGCTGTCCAGAATTTCTCCCGGCTGTGTTTATCAGCAACCTCTTCATCTGCATCAGACTTCTTATAGTATTCTATTTGAGCTTGAACTCTTGCATGGTTTCTAAGCTTGTTTAAGGTATTACTTTTAGTGCCTGGAGCATAACCCGCTTCTAATACAGCTTCATGTTCTGACATCCCATCAGCAACTAACCGGCAGTAATTTAATTGTCGCGGCGTTAATCTCATTAATACCCCCCATGATCGTGACTGGGAAAC